AAAGCGCTGCACCGGCTGCATTGGCTGCTGCATTGGCTGCTGCATTGGCTGCTGCATTGGCTGCTGCATTGGCTGCTGCATTGGCATCTGCTGCGGGCGCTGAGACAGCACGCTATTTAGCTCCCGCTTAGCGTCCATAATCATTTGATCAAACGCTGTTAGGGCGCCCATCATAGTCTAATCTGCGTAGGTCTTAACCATCTCAAGCATGATGGTGTACGTAGAGTTAGCCGCGGCGCCGATCGTGGTAAACAGAACGTCGCCTGTTTTGCCAGCCCCGGCATCGTTCGGAAGCTGAATTTTGCTGAAGTCAAAGCAGTTGACGCCCGGTGCCACGATAAATGCCGGAACATCTGCGGTAGCATCCCACAGAATGTTTACGGACATGCCGTTGACCGAGGTGTGCATGCGCTCAATTTTAACGCCATTGCACGCTTTGTCTTCGTTGTTTGCTGCGAGAGCGGACACGTCCACCTTAACTACGCCAGCTTCGCCGGTGCCGTCGGAGACGTTCGTGAACTTCATGACGGCCACACGCTCGCCGTCGAAAATCGTTTGGGAGGTAACTGCGTCAGCCATTAGCTCTGTTTCCTGTATAAATTGGCGACCGCTAGGGAAAAGGAGAAGAAAACCTAGCGGCCGCCGTTATATAGCAGACTTTTTCAAGCTGCTGTAGCCCCAAAGGGAAGGAGGCCGAAGCCTCCTCCCCAATTAGGCGCCCGGTGTACCGAATACAGCGCGCGGGTCAGTCCAGCCAAGAGCGTAACGCTCAGTAGCCTTATAACGCATGCTGTCGGTCTCGAAGTCACCTTCCATGCTCTTTTCGAGGCCACGACGTGTGACGAGCTTGAGGCCTTCTGGCGCGTCAGTCTGGATCCACCATGCAGTGGTCGAGGTGACACGTGACAGGTTAGCCTGACCGTCGTCCAACAGCCCCATCGATTTGACAGGGTTGATGTCGTTGTTGCTGCCCCCAGCACGCAGTGCCGACTTGAGCAGAACTTCAGCTTGGAACACGTTCGAAGGACCGGTTACGATCTTCTTTGGTGTCAAGCGGATGCGCTTGCCGTTGTTGTCAACAGCGTTGCGGATCTGCACGAGCATCTGCTCGAGCGAAGTCTGCGAAAGTGCAGCAGCTGTGGTCAGCTGGTTAGAGAAAGAGCCTCCAGCAATCGGGTGTGCGGTGTTCACAAGTGATACGCCGTCACCACCGGTGTACGAACCGTTGAACGCGCGGTTCAAGATGTTCGCAGCCAGAGTTTCTTTGGTTTCAATCAGCGACTGTGCGAGGTGACGCGCATAGGTCTGACCGATACGGATGTGATCACCATCCTCGACGAGTACTTTCGTCAGCGCGAATGCAAGGCCGAAGACCTTGTAAACGTAGCGCTGAATGAAAAGCACACCGCCTGATTGGTAGGTGACCGGCATGCCGTCGGGCAGTTCCGGTGCAGCACCGAAGCCGTACAGCACTGGCTCTTCGTGGTAATTCCGGGGAGTACCCTTCATTTCCTTGAAGACCTGTGCGTACTCATCAGCACGCTGATCATAAATGCCGTTGAACTCTTCGTTCAGGATCGGCTCAACGATGGAGCGGAAATCAGTACTCCGCATTGGGGTAGCCATTGATCAGCCCTCCTTAGTAAGCAGCTTTGTCGGCCACGTTCTGATGTTCGGCGATTTGAACCTGCACAACAGTGTAGGCGTCGCCGGCATCATTATCGGGGCCGGGAGCAATATCAAGAATACGCAACGAAGCGTTACCAACGTTCGTTAGCGTGGCGACATCGAGCATCATGCCCGACAGACCGGTGGTCGTAGAACCGGAGCCGATCGTGGTGAAATCAGCCTGAGAGCCGATGTCCGAAACGGCCACCGAGTCATCACCCTGAATTTCGTACACGATGCTTGGGTCGACTGTGATGTAAGCTACGATGTCTGAGCCTGCGGTTGATGCAGTCCACTTGTTGCTTACACGACGGCGACCGTCGCTGTCGGTGAACTCTACGCCCTGAAAAGAACCGACGAAGTCGTCGCCAATGGCGGCGGCCTGTACAGTTCCGTCAGCGCCCAGCTTCACCGGCTGGTTCTGAAGGATGTTTGAAGCATAGCCCGTTGCAATAGTGTAAGCGGCAGGACGAGTCGTGCCACTTGGGTTATACGCGGGGCGGAGTCCAAACGGCTTTGAAGTCGAAGACATAGCCATTTACCTCATATTAAAAGTTGCGTTTTCCGCTTACCACTCCTGTGGCGCGCGGGGGTTAAATTCACGCATCTCCGACATACCGTCGCCTTCGTACATGCTGCTTCCGGCTCTCTCGGCTTGCTCGCGCATCATCTCCGCGACTTCCGCCAATTTGTTTTCTTCCCGCATCGGAGCATCGTGGTGAGCTTCCTGCATGAACTTCTCGTAGAGGCTCAAGGGCAGCTTAAACGCAAGCATCTCGTTGACCCCGATAAAGCCAGCCCATTCGCCAGTCTTGATCGAAGCATATTCCATCCCCGGTACTTCCTCCGGCTGAACAGGCTCGTAGCCGAGCTGCATGCGCCGATGAATCGAATCGCGAGGATTTTGGGTTGTGAGCCAGCACATGTGATAGCCCGGAACGTCCGGCAGATCAGGAAGTGCGTCATTAAAAAGTTGTGCCCTGAACATTTCCAGCCGGTCGTCATCGCTCAACTGCCGGTCTTCTGTGATCTTGCGATCCGAAGCCTTGCGCGTTGCGCGGCTACCAACTTCATCCATGTCCTTCTTCAGGCGTGTATCATTTCCACTCATATTGTCTCACTCCAGTTAATCAGCGAGCCGAATCTTTATCATAGGCCTGATACGCCTTTAGATAGCGTTGGCGAAGCGTAGGGTCATCCCACACTCCAGCCTCTATCATAGCCTGTTTTCGCTCCGGTGTCACGTAGACCTCTTTTTTTGTGCTTACGGGCGCATGCTCACGCGTGCGTCCGGTGGGCGGTGCTTTGCGTTTTTTGGGCGCTGCAGCCTTTTGTGGCTCCGCCTCCCCAAACGCCTCGGCAACGCGATCGGTTAGCTCTTCCCAGTACTCGCGAGTGCGTGGGTCGTAGCCTTCCGAGGCTAGGGCGTTGTCGATCTGCTTTGTCAAAGCGCTGTCGTTGTCTCGGCCCTGTGGGTCGTACCACGGATTGGCTTTCATCCACTCCGCGGCGTAGTTAACAACAGTGGGATCCGGCGCAGCAGGTTTGGATCTAGCCTCTTCGTACTGCGTCTTGGCCAACTGCAACTGCTGAGAGCGCGTAAGAGCCTCGTCGCGTATGCGCATGGCTGCCACAACGTCTTGCCCGTTGCCTGCCTCTGTTGCCTTCGCAATAATATGCTCGGCTTGAGCAATTTCCTGTTGCACCTGAGCCAGTTGGTTTTCAAGCGTCTGGGCGTTGTTGTTGGCGACGTAGCCTTCCACGCCGGAGATACGGCGCATAAGGTCGGCGTTTTGCTGCCTAAGCATGCGCAGTTCGCGCTGCGCAGCCTCTTTAGCCCGCTTCTGCACTTCTCTGCGCTTTTTGCGGCGACGGCGGTTGGCTTCCGACTTGTCCACCTCCTCGTCGTCGTCAGCTAGGCGGCTGTCCTCCTCGTCGCCGTCATCTTCGCTATCGTCTTCGTCGCTATCATCAGACTCGTCAGACTCGTCTTCTTCGGACTCACCGGACTCATCGGACGTATCTTCTTGATTTTCTTCATCTTCTTGCGGCGCTTCTACGGCCACCAACTCTTCGTCGTCTTCGGTAATCTTATCGTTTACTTCACTCATAACCGGCTCCCATGCCTGCAGCCTTATTGATTAGATAAATGCCTTGATGGCGAGTGGATCACCCGTCACCTTGCCTATCAAATCAAGGTCGTTGAAAATGACGAGTAGGGCCTCGCCCTCCCCGTCTTCGGTCTTAACGGTCCAGCGATCGCCGCCGTACTTGGGCACGCGCACGAAATCGCCGGCTTCGCACCAGCTGCCCTCGGGCCATGGGTCCATAGATGTACGGTTGCGAAAGGCTAGTTCGCCGCACGCAATGACTTTCGCCACCTGCGTGTTCCACGCGTCCGTCTCGCGTGTTTCAGACGTAAGGATGATCCCACCCTTAGTCTTGTTCTTGGGGGTGCGTATCTGCACCAATACTCGGCTACCAAAGGGCTGAACGCCCGCATCACAAGGCGGAAACGCCTCGTTCAGATCATCGTAGCTGAACTCTACTTTGTTGCTTAGTTCCTGCATTATCGCTCCAATTCTGCAGTTTATAGATCGAAATCGCGCTTTTCCTTGTCCTCGAACAGACGAACTATGGTGTATTTTGCGCGTTCCAATCCGGCGTACATGCCAACAACGCGTCCGTACTCGAACTCGGTGCTGGCGGCGGGTTGCTTCAACGCTTCGTGCGCTAGACGCGCCTGTTCTGTCTCCAAGCGTTGAAGCAGCGCCTCGATCCTCATGCCGGCGTCTTTGGACTCGACAGGATCTTAGGCTGTTTGCCCATGGCCATCAGCTTGTGTTGCTTGATAGGCCCCTTCGGAGGCGTAATAGCCTTCGAGGTAGTCTTTTTGGTAGGTTTCTTCATCGCAGTTTCCTTACCTTGGTTGCGGGTTTGGGTTTATCCCGGTGCCTGTGGACACCGCGACCTTCTCACCGGAGGCAATCTCGGCCGCTGCGAGTCGCATGGCCGTTTCGTTGTCCTCGGAGTTCATTGTGAGACGCGTCTGCAGCTCTGCCGCCTTGCGCTCGTCCTCGGCGCGCTGGCGTCGTGCCTCTATCTCGATGCGTGCGCGCAGCTCTTCGGCGCTCTGCGCCAGTCTGCCCTGATCGTTGCCTGCGCTTTGCTGCGCCTCGAAGGCCGCAAGCTGCATACGTGCCTGCTCAAGAGCGGCCTGCTGCTGCATCTTGGCAGCTTCAAGCTGCGTGCCCTGCTGCATCTCGGCCGCGCCCATCTGCAGTTTGGCCTGCTCGAGCTGCATCTGCTGCTGATCGCGCTGCGCCTGAGCCTGCAACTTGGCCTGCTCAAGTGCCGTGCGCGGATCGGGCACAGGCTGCGGCTGGAGAGACTGCAGAAGCTGCTGCGCCTGCTGGATGACGGGTGGCAGCGCCTCGAAGACGCTACCGCTCTCCTGCGATACGGCCACGCTCGCCTCGGCAAGCATGCGGTCAAGTGCGCGGCGCGCCTCAACGTCCTTGCCCAGTTCCTTCATGCTCTCGGTCACGCTCTCGCCCATAGCCTCGTCGGACAATTCGACTACGCTCGATACGTACCACAAAGCGATGTGCTCTTTGAGGTGGTTAAGCACGATCGGCAAGAACGTCGGCGCGATGAGCGGGTTCATGCCAAGCGCCGGCGATAGCAGGAAGGACAGGTGCGCCTTGATGTGCGCGATGTGATCCTGCTCTGGGAATGCCATAATCGGGCGCCCAAGCGTTGCCGCGGCGTTCTCGTTAATGGCGTTCTGCTCTTTCGGCTCCATGGGCGGGTTGAGCAGCTCGTTAGCCTCTGGGATCTTGAGCGTCTCGAGGATGCGCTCCTCGACCTTGCGCTGGTTGTACAGCTGGGGCATCGCCGATGCGCGCTGCGAGACCGCCTGTATCTGCGCGAAGCGCTGCGCTTCAGAGAAGATGTTCGGGTCGCTGACAGGCACCACGTCGAGGGGGCCGTCGAAGTCCCCGCGCGACGCCAGCTCCTCGCCCGCCTCGTCCTCGAGACGGTCGTCGTCAAGATACATGCCGTTGAGGCGGTGCAGGATGCGCAGCATGCGCGACATGCTGTCGTGCAGGCGGCTGTGGATAGCCGAGAACACGGTCATGCCCTGCTCGAGCTTGGCCAGCGTCGTGCCTACGGGCGCGTTGGGGTTGCCGTCAGCAATGTCCTCCATCGCCGTGCGCACAACTCCGCGGCCGCTGTCGATCAGGAAGCCGAGCAGCTGGAAGAGTACAGGCGATGGCGGGTTGTAGGGCAGAGGCATGGCCAGCTTGCGCACGTCGTCGACGTTGATGCCGCCCTCGATCTCCATGACCTCTGTCGGCTGGATCTCGAGAGACTGGCCGCCGGCCGTGCCGCCCTTGAGCTTGAGCATCGTCTGCGAGTTGCTGATGTGCGCGGAGTCGAGCAGTGCGCGCATGGCGCCAGTCGCCGCTCCGCTCAGCCCACCGATCATGTGCGGCAGGCCGATCGGGTAAGCGCCTCGCCACGGAATGAACGGGAACTCGACAAACCACTGCTGCTCTTCGCGTGACTCGTCTTCCTCGTCCCAGTTGCGGTAGAGGCTCAGCACCATGCCGCTCGATTTGTCGATCGAGATTATGTAGGGCGCCACGCCCTCGCCGTCCTCGATCTCGCACTGCGCGTAAACCTCGTACACGGTGCGCAGTCCGTCTTCGTTGTAGCTTGTGTGGTCGCGTCCCTCGATGCGGTCATTGGCCTGCTCGGAGAGTGACACCTCCGGCTCTAGGCCGGGGGCGATCAAGTCGACATCGCGATACATGCCATCGCGCACGCGCTGCTCGTAGTCGAGTTGCGTGAGGTACTGCACGTGCGTCCTGCGCTGCGCCGTGTAGAAGTTCGTCGCGGCGTAGGGGAGGTACATGTCGTCGATCGCCACGAACAGGAAGTCGGGGCGGTTGCGCTGGTCGTTCCATCCCAGCTTGAGGTATTGCGCGCCGCCGAGGGGCACCTGCGTCATGAGCTGCTCTAGCTCCGCGCGCACCTCTGGGCACTGCACGGTCATCTGCCAGTTGAGCAGGCTCGTCTTGCGCTTGGCCTTCTCCAGCTTGTCGCGTGTCACCTTGCCGGGCACGAAGTCCTTCGCCGGACCCTGCGGCGGGAACAGCTCTTTCATCGCCCGCGCCGCGAAGTCTACGCAGGCCTCGGTGAGCATGGGGTGCACGACGCGTGACGCGCCTTCGAACTGCGCCCCGCCCGGTGCGTCATCGCCCAGACCTGTGCGCTTGAGGCCCTCCTCGTACTGCTCGTCGCGCTTGCGGCGGGCGTCCTTGTCCTTGCTGATCAGGTCGAGGTAGCGCGACGCCAGCCGCTTCAGCTCGGGCTCGTCCATCGTCTCGGCTAGGTTGGCGTAGAACTCGCTGTCGGCTGGGCGCGGCCCATCCTCATCCAGACGCACGATCGCGCCACCGTCGTCGGTGTCCTCGACGTCGCTCGGATCGTCGGGCAGTTCCACCATTTCGCCCGTGGGCAGTTCGTTTTCGTCTTCGTCCATGTGCTAATTCCTCACACCGCGTAGGGGTTCTGCACGATCTTGGGAGGCGGCCGGACCACCTCCTGCTTGCGTGCTTGTACAGTATCCAGCATGCGCTTGTCCATGCACAGGCGCAAAGCTTGTGTGGTGCTGTCGACGTAGTCGTCGTGCTTGACGCTTCCGGGGCCGGTGAAAGCGCACAGCTGGTGCAGCATCGGCTCGATCCAGCTTTTGGGCCTGCCCTTGATCTTCTCGCTCTCCGGCAGCCACACCAGCTTGCGCGCGAAGACGGGGCTGACCATGTGCAGGCGGCTGAGCTTGTCCGCCCGTCCGGGGTTGTATGCGTATGCCTCGAGCCCCTCGCGCTCGAGCATCTGGCGCAGGCTGATGCCGCTGCCCTTGTCCTCGATCAGCAGAATGTCCGAGCGCCTGCCTGACGTGCTTGGCTTGCTCGATCCGAAGAGCGGCTTGATCAGGGCGCGATCGTCGTCCTCGCCGTAGGCCACGTTCATCTCTTTGCGCACGCGCCGGATGAGGTCGGGCATGCCGAGGTGCTCGTCCCAGCAGTCGAGCAGCATGATGTTGTTGCGCTTCTCCCAGTTGAACACGCCCCACACAGTGCACGCCGTCGGGTCGGGATCGCCTGAGCGCCTGTCGAGCGTCTTCTCGGTGAAGGCTGTGTCCAGCGACGTGATGATCCAGTCGAAGCGCGGCAGCGGACGATCGGCCGGCCACAGGCGAAACTGGGAGCGCTTGATGATGCCGCTTTCCTCGGGATCGATCAGCTCGCCGTACAGCTCCTGCCTGCCAAGCGTCGTGCCCTCGTACTGCGCGAGTTGGTCGAAGAAGCTGTCGGGCAGGTTCGCTCTGTTGTCGTACGTGGCGCCGGTGACGATGACACGTCCGTCCTTCGGCGTGACCAGCTTGCGCACCAGCTCTCTCGGCTTGGGCGTTGTGGTCCACAGCACCTTCGGCTGGGGGCCGAGGCGCAGGCCCATCATGGCCATGTCCCACACGTCGTCGTACTGCCACGCAGCCAGCTCGTCCGCCCAGATGCGGCAGTGCTGTGGACCGCGCAGGCGCTCAGGCTTCTCAGCGGTGAAGCCGCGGATCGTGGCCACGTCTCCCGTCGCAGTGTACATCTCCACGACCATATCGGACTTGTTGTACGCCTTGAGCAGCTCGGGAGGTATCACGCTGAGCAGGCCGCTCTCGCCCTCGAAGCACGTGAACTTGACGTCTTGGTACGTTGGCGCGATCACGGCCGATGGGTAGCCGCTCGTGTCGAGGTAGACTTCGCGTGCGAGCCACTCAGCGCCAACGCGCGTCTTGCCGTAGCCGCGGCCGGCGAGGTAGCCGCACTCTGCGAAGTCGTTCGGAGGGATCTGCTGCGGGCGAGCTGTGTCTGCCCAGCGCCCCTGCCACTGCAGGAAGGACGCCTGCTTCTCATCCAGCGACTGGATGGCCTCCTCTAGATCGGCGGGCGCCGTAGCCACGCTAGGCGTCTCGCTTCGGGCCGAGGATGCGCTGCGTCAGCCCGGCTAGCACGTCAGCGCTTGCGCGGCTGTGCTCGACCTTGAGCGGCTCGCCGTCGGCATTGCCCACCTCGTGCGTCTGCCTGTCGCCGTACCGCTTGGGGTGCCACTTGGCGAGCAGCTTGAGGCGCGTCTCGATCTGCAGCTTGGCTTTCTGCACGTGCTCGCTCTTGGCTTCGACGGCGTCAGCGAGGCGCAGGGCCTCCTCCGCGATCGCGTCCCCGCCGTCTTCCCTCGCGCGCGCGTGCGCGATGGCTAACTCCTCGTCTTCGCGCAACCAGCGATTCCAGCTCTGCACGCTGAACTTCAAATCCTTCGCGATATGCGTCAGCGGCTCGCCTTTCGAAATACGATCGAGCACCTGCTCGCACAGCTTATCAGTCTTCTTGGGTTGTTGAGGCATGATACAAATAGCTCCTGTAGACAGCCCTAGATAACACTCCACAGGCCTCATCACAAGTTGAAGTCAGGATCCTGCAGCGCCAGATCAAGCTGGTCCTGCCTCGTCATGTTGGGCAGAAGAATATCTCTCTCGAACGCGTCAGCGCACAGCCTAGCCACAAACCTTCTCGACGCCTTCTCCATCGCCTGACGGTTGAGCACATCATTGAGCGACAGGTTGGGCAGGGCACCATCAGCGCCTCCACGAAAGCGCACAGGCCTCACGTTGGCCTTCACACGCTTGATCTCTCTGAGCGTAGGGCTAAAGCCAAACGCCTTCTTGGCCGCGGCCACCAGCTGCTCATCGCTCGAGCCAGCGATCGCCATCTCCTCGAGCATCTTGTACATACGAACATTCACGCGCCATCTCCTTTTCAGCGAGCGGCCTGTCTGCCCGAGTAACCCCCACAACGCAACCCAGAAAATGCAACGCAACACGACGCGTGCAGCCGCAACAGGCGGGTAACCCCTAAAGGGGTTATCCCATGCCCGTGTTGCAGCCCGGCACTGCACCTCAATGCAACATCTGTGCAACATTTAGCCAAATTTTCGTGTTGCAAGTTATCCACATTGCTTGTCATTACAAGCACTTACACCCCACCCGTGCAACATTTAGCTCGTGTTGCACGTGTTGCAGAGCCCTCCCACCCGCCTGCCATTTTCCAACTGGTAAAAAACTGCAAATGTTGCACAGCCCACCGCTAAGTGATTGATCTGTAAGGCGATGTGGATAACCTGCAACATCTGCAACATTTAGCTCGTGTTGCACGTGTTGCAGACCGGCTTTGGGGCGCAACCACGCGTTGCAGAGCGCTGCAAATTATTTTGCTTTTCAGTGCATTTAGGGGTTGCAACGTGTAGTTGCATGTGGCATATGGTGACCATCAACAACGGAGAAAACGAAATGACCAACGCAATCAACCTGACCGCAGAAAGCCTTAAACTCTTCATTGAACTCGCATCCGATGCGGGCGACTGGAGTGGGCAGCCGATCATCGACATCAGCAAAGAACAGCGCGGCAACTTGAGCGACCTCAAGAAGAAGAATTTGCTGGTCACGTTCCGCAGTGACGGCTGCGACTGGGCAGACTTTACGCCTGAAGGCAAATCGCTGGCGCAAACCCTCGGCATCGACATCTAACCCCAAGGGGAGCTTCGGCTCCCCACCATTTAAGGAGACAGACCAATGGCACGCACCATCCTTTTCGCCCTGTTCAGCCTCGCCGCGATCGTCTGCTTCTACGCAGCGACGTCAGTCGCGCCGGACCTGACCTTCCCCGAAAACAGCCGCGAGTGGTTCGCCACTCACCTGCTCATCGTCGGCGTCATACTGAAGCTCAACGCTTTCCTCTTCGCCATTGCACTGAAGTGAGGCCCAGACCAATGGCACCCACAAATTATTTTACCTCCCAATGCACTTAGGGGGTTGCAACCACACGTTGCATGTGGCATATGGTGATCATCAGCAACGGAGACAACGACATGGCCAACGCTTCTATCTACATCGGAACCCCAGCAGCCCTGCAGGCCGAGATCGGTCTCCTGCCGTGCTATTCCGGCAAGTACGTCGTCGCCGCCTTCTTCGCCGACGGCACTGAAGCCACCCCGGCGAGCGGTATCGCCAACAAGCGCG